AAGTTATTGAAGGACAAATTGCTGTTGGTCATGTCACCTTAAATCGTGCAGCACACTCTGCGTTTCCTGAGTCAATCTGTGATGTGGTCTATCAGAATAAACAGTTTAGCTGGACTTTTACTGTTAAAGACCACACACCAAATGAAGAAAAATCTTGGACACAGGCAAAAACTCTTGCCCGTGACATTATGATTGGTAACACTGTAGATCCAACAAATGGTGCTACGTTTTACCATGCAAACTACGTAAATCCATCTTGGGCTAAACAAATGGATGTAAGTAAAGTAATTGGTCTACATGTATTTTATACATGGGACGGAACCTGGGAGTAATATATAATGATTGAAATGAACTTAGCAGATGTGCCTAGCTTTTGCACGTACTCAACTCGAGTAATTCCTTGGGATTCTGCTCATTGGCAAGATGAGTTGCGGAATACGCTTGGAGAAGAAGTTATTGTGGAAGTCCGCAATAAAGTAAATCCAGCGTTCCGTCAATCTCATACTTGTAAAAGTATTGAAGATGCTCATAATACGTTGTACAAATGGAAAATGCTTCATGGTGCAACTAAGCCAAATAAAAACACTGTAAAGAAAGAAGGGCGCACTGCTCCTAATCGAGACTATGAGGTAAAAATTATGTCAGCCAATAAAGACATTGAATACAAATTTAATGAAGGAGCTCTAATTGCTGAGTTTAAAGAATACGTTGATAGCACTTACGGCCAGCATTATGCAAAGGATAAATTTCAAGCTACTGAGTTTATTATTGATGGTGGACATGGTACTGGTTTTTGCATTGGTAACGTATTAAAGTACGCACAACGTTATGGCAAAAAAGGTACATCGGCTGATGCCCGCAAAGACTTAATGAAGGTATTGCATTATGCACTCATCGGACTCCACATTCACGATCAGGAGACATAAAAATAATTATATAGCTTATGATGGTAAAACTGGAAAAGTGATAATTATATCACAGTTCAGAAATATCGTCATGAGCTATTTACAATCTTTAGGCTATATGATATAAGTATACTCGTAAACGTTGAAGCAACGTGGACACATACTGGACCTGGGGGCGGTACCCAGCAGCTCCACCAAAAACATACTTCGCCTATCTGCACAATAGGTGTGGTGCAGCACACAACCCTTAATCGGGCCAAGAAGGTATGTTTTTGATGGGGCTGAAATAGGATCGACAGGTGTGAAGATGAAGTGGAGTTTACCGGATGATCGCGTATAGATCAATTTCAATAAATGCAAACGATAACTTTGCACCATCTGGTTTTGCTCTAGCAGCATAAACACAGGGGGTTGGTCACTTACCTAGCAACAGAAAAGTGGCACTTTAAATTATGTTAACTTTCATTAAGGGAAAAAGAAAATGAAATTTGTAGCAGCAACAGTAGCAGCATTGGGATTGGCAGCATGTGCCGCAGATGAAGCAGCAGCGATTGAACTAGGCGGTGGCTTGAAAGCCGGTGGCGAAATCGATATGAACTACACAACTGGTGTAGAAGAATGGGCTTTGGAAGCAACACCTGAAGTTGGTTTCGCAGCAGCAGGCGTAGACTTTACAGTAGGTTCTACATTTGACCTAATGGGTCTAAACGAAGATGACGTATTCAAAGGCTTGGACTTTGGTGCAGAATATGACCTAGGCGCGATTGGCGTTAACGGTATCAAAGCATATGGTGAAGTATCAACAGATGCAGACTTTGAATTTGGTGACATCACAATGGGTGTTAACTTTTCATTCTAATGACTGGTCCTGATCCAATTATTATATAAACGGAGGGAGGCGTCATTGCCTCCCTTTTTTATTAGGAGAACATTATGTTATATACAGCAGCAATAATGGTTTGTCTTATAGATCAGCCTAGAACATATGACACTTGTCAAATAATCAATGCACATTTTAAATATAAAACCGAGGAACAATGCTGGCTAGCAATTAACGGACAAGTTAAATATCAAGGACAAAACCTGTTAAAAGTTGGATACGAACTTGTGGATGCAAAATGTATAAATTGGCTATCAAAATCTGAATCATTATAAATAGCCTTAAATTGACTTGAACATTTTATTATGACACAATATAAAAGGATTAATAGGATGTTTAAAAAACTAGTATCACTAGTAGCATTGATTTTTGTTACTAATATCGCTGTAGCACAAGATGCTACTGACCCTATAGTTACTGAAAACTATAATGAAAGTGTCGTAACCTCGAACACTAATTCAAAGACGAAGGTAGAGTCACCTCCACCTTCAGCAATCTCCCCATCAATAAATTCTGCTAATTCTGACCTATGTACTGTAGGTGTCTCTGGAGCTGTGCAAACACAGATACTTGGCATTTCCGCTGGTAAAACAGTCAGAGATATGAACTGTGAAAAATTAAAGAACGCAAAGGTTCTATATGATATGGGTATGAAGGTTGCAGCCGTTTCTGTTATGTGTCAAGATGAAAGAGTTTTTGAAGCGATGATGAACGCTGGAACACCTTGTCCATATGATGGATTAATTGGTGATGCAGCAAAAGCTGCATGGTTGGCAAATAAAGATGAACAGCCATCAGAAGGTGACAGTAGAAACCCTCTAGCAAATATGGATGCAGATGACAAATCAACTGTTTATGGCGTTGGCGCTATTGGCGGCCTCCTCCTCTTATTGTTACTCTGATACCACGTATGCGGTAACACCAAACGCAGCTGCGAATGGTAACACATGGGGCATGAATGGTGTAATACCTGACGCAAGTCAACCTTGGATTACGATCCAAATTGGTGGTTTGGCTTATAGATATACTATAGATAAGGATCCAACCACAGATTCAATAGTGTCTGTACGAAATGAAGATCCTGTGAATGGTGGTTATGTTTTTGAAGAATCTGATGATTGGTCTGGTAAGCCAGGTGGCACGGTCCAAAGATATTTCAGATTCCCATATATCGATTCTACACGTTGGGGCGATGGCTCTGTAAATGTAGAAGGCGATGGACAACTCAGTGGTGTAGTTGTCACCTATAATTATAAAATGGATGTGAATGATGAGCTAATGATGTGTGCTACTACACCTTTGGCCGATCCGTCATGTCCTGGTTTTAAAGAGGCTTTGGATGATTTCCTTAAGAATATGCCAGAGCCAAATATAGATGATCCGTTTTATGATGAGTGGGTTCAAGCTAACTTGTCCCTTAACGACGAAGTAGAAGAAAAAGAAGAGGAAGTAGTCGAAGAACCTGAAGAAAAAGAATCGAATTTTGAAAAGCAATTAGGCAGTGAAAATACTATTGAAAAGCTTGGGAGTAATCAAGATCAGATTCTTATTGAATTAGCACAAGTTCCAAAAATTGAACCTTATTATAATGTAACAATACAAGGGGGTGTTTATGAAGAAACTATACAATTACAAGACACGAACATTCCTGATAACAAAAGAGCGTTGAGGAATTTGGCTTCGGACAATACACATAAATCAATGGTCCGCTCACAATACGATCGATAGGAGTAATAAATGAAAAGATCGCTAGCAGCATTGAGCGCTATTTTAATTGGTTCAACAGCATATGCCGTTGATTCGCCAATTACTGGTAATGTGTCTTCGAAGTGTTCAATTTACACAGACGTAGCTGGGGTTTATGGTAACCCTAATCCCGACGAGCTTAGCACATTGCCAGCTGATGGCGGTGTTATGCCAATCATCCGTTATGATGTTTCTATTGCTAACTATTACACAGCAAAGATTGCATGGCCGACGGAATTTACGACTTCACCTTCACTGACCGATTCTATTACATGGGATGGGGAGATTGAAGTTTCATCAATGTCAGACGCGACTGGCATGGCAGACTATGAAACAAATAAAGTGGAATATGACAACGTAACAGAATATGATTTAAGTGCAGCTGGATCCACATGGTTTAAGGTTACATCAAACGTAACATATGGCGTTGATAAATCTTTGCCTGGTGGTGAATATAAAGCAAACGTATCAGCGTTGTGTATTGCTAATTAATTTGTAAAGAGTACGTGGTTATGAAAAATTTAATATTAGCTGCAGCATTAATATTTGCTACTAGTGCTGCAGCGCATGAAATGACACCAACTTATCCTAAATTTGATTTATCATATGTGGAAGGTGTGGTAGTAACAAAAATGAAATTGTGGAACAGACGACAGGATGTACAATATTATGAGATTACAGTAGTAGATAAAATGTGGGAACCACTTCCATTTGCTACGTCAGAAAGATTAATACAAGTTGATTTTTTAGAAACTGTAACGTTTGATGTGTATATTAAAAAAGAAGATTTAAAAAACGTTGAATATATTTGTACAACTTCAAAGCAATTAAAGGACGATGTACTTTCGACAGGTGTTAAATCTATGATTTGTTCGAGAATAGCGAGATGAGATATGAGATTTTTTTATGTCCTTGCAGCACTTATAATGTTGCTTATATGGGTATCAACTTCATGGGCTGATTCAAGTTCACTAAACTTATCTTTACCTGGTGCACCTGGTTCGTATCAGTCTGATAAATTTAGAGCAGGAGAACTCGATTGTTCAAACGCAATTGGATCTGCCACTAACTTGGAGTTTGGTGTAACTGGTATTATTAAGAAAGGTGAATATGACACCATGAATAATTACTTTAATGACACTAGGACAGGTGATATTGGTGTTTATGCTAGGATTAATATTCCCTTAGGGAAACGAGCAAAGAATAGAATAGACTGTAATAGGTTGTACGATCTTGAGCTTAGAAAGAAACAATTAGAGGTTCAACGGTTAGAAGCAGAACTGAGACAATTAAGAGAGTTGAAGTTCGAGGAGTAATAATTGAAAAATATCCTACTCACAATAATATTTGTGGTGGGTATGTCAATAGCAGCGTATTATGTAGGATGGGTTTTTGCGTATGTAGGAGTGGCAATTGAAAGTTTGTTTACGTCATATCCAGAAAGTAAATATAGGTAAAAGCTATGCTAGAAATACTAATAGAAATAGCTTTAGCTAACGATGCAAACGCGATAACAAAATATTGTGTTAAAAAAATTGAAGGACAGGAAGCAGTTTATTCTATTGCCGAAACAGCAAATTGGAATAAAATCGCTGGGTGTGCTTCAGATCTAAGAGTTGCCCAAAGACAATTAAATTATGAAGATTTGAGAAAGTTTCTAGAAAAAAATCCCCATTATCGTTATCCAGGAGCTGCATTGCCAAATGGTAAAATAAAAGCATTGGATGAATGTTGGGGTAAAGATAGAAAATATCATACAGATAAAGGTTGTTAAAAATGGCAGAGTTTGAATTTGGAGGTATGACATTTAAAGGCGGTAAAATGTTTGCTGTACTCACAGCACTATCAACAGCAGGTGGTGCAATGTGGGGAGGCTTTGAATTTTACAAAGACTATATGGATATGAAAGAAATTATCCAGAATATAGATATAGATGAAATCGCTGCAGCAAATGAATTACAACTACAGAAACTAAATGATGCAATTGGATACACAGAAGAAATTAGAAAAGATCTGGCATCCGATGTTGAACGAGTTGAAGGTACAGTCCGTGCACTTGAGGATCAGGTAAATAGAGCAGAAGAAACCGTACGTACATTACGCAATGATGTGTACGCTAAGTTAGATGCTTTTGAGGAAAGACTTCGGTTAACTCTTAAAGATAACCAAGACACTATGGCTGATATGAGAAATAGAATTTCTACTAACTTAGAAAATTCTGAGGCAAGGATTAAAGAAACACAAAGGTCAATTGAAGATACGCTTGATGGTATCAGAAATGAAATGAACCAGCTACAAAAAGATATTACTCAATCGATTAGAGAAGTTGAAGCTGGAATCCGTCAAACTGATAAAGACTTGTCAGCAGATATGAAACAACTTGAAAAGGATTTAAACGAGAAACTCCAAGAAGCATTAGATAATCCGTTAGCAGATTAATATGGCATTTTTAGTACATCCGTTACCCCCAGTCCATGTCTATGTTCGTAAAGAGTATCTGTATGATCTTGAACATGGACATGGAGAATTTACACCGGGCATTTGGATTTCAGTAAAATCCGTGGCAGCAAAAGCACTTTACTTTGAAACACTTCTTACAGACTATGGCGCATTATATGATAAATTACCTATTTCAGCATTTGTTTGGAAAACTAATCATGGCGATCTTTTGCCTCTTGATGTTCTCCAGTTATGGGATTGCTTCGACTACGATATCACTGTGGTCAGAAAGCCAATCCTGTCAAGATGCGAATTCTTTGGGAAAGACAGACATATGCACTCCGGAAAATATGAGTTCACAATCGATAATTGTCACCGGGATACTTCCACCATTGACACCGACTTCTCAGAACATGATCCCGAGCATAAATCGTTCAATGTTATTAGGCTTGACAACGGTCAATTCGCTGCTCAGCCTAATAATCGGGTTCTCTTCCGTGATAGCTCCCTGACACCAGATAAATTAGAAAGACCAGACTTTAAAGTCTGTACTCAAAACTACGCAGTTGAAACAGAACCTAAATGGTCTGTTGGTCATACAGATGAATGGCAATATAAAACAGCAGAAGAAGAAAATAAATTTTGATGTTATCGGTAACAAAATTTCTTTAGTGCATATATAGTATTATATCTGTTACAAAAGGAAAAACCATATGTGTTCACCGTTCGTCCGTAAAGAAGCAAACAGATTTTATTGGATTGTGAAAGGCCATCTCATTCCTACAACCTGGTCAGATAAAGATGTAGAAGGTATCTACAATAGTTACATGAAAAGATTATGGGGAAACCATGAAAACTGTGTCCATGAAGTTGGTTTCGAAAAAGCATGGAAACTTAGAGAAATTGAAATGTGGGAAGAGGATAGAAGAAAAGTAGCTGTCCTCGGTTATAACTAGAAAAAAAAACGTAAGTAGTTGAATTAAAACAAAACAAAGTTGTTTACTTTGCTCTTCATTTGTGGTAGTATTAATTATCAAATGGAGGTAAATATGGCTTACACATTCTCAAACGAAATCATCTCAGATCTTCATAAGGACGCTCGTGGATACCGTCCTAGCCAAGGTTTTTATGAGATGTGGAATGAGTCTTCTGACGACACCAAACAAGAAGTTTGGGATATGTTGATTGAAGAAATGCAGATTCGTGATCAAGAAGAAATGGAGCTCCAACGGAAAGCGCTTGTTGAGCTTCGTGCATCTCTCCGCTCAGTAATGAAACTTATGAAGTGTGACTGGAAAGTTGCTCTTCGTGTTCTTGCCAATGCTGAAGACATTGATCTTGAGCAAGACTTTGATTATTTTCTATGGAATCAGGGTGTAGGTTTTGATGACCGCAACAAAATTAGTAAATTATATAAGGAGGCCGCGTAATGGGTCAAATGAAAGAAATCATAATGGAACTAGAAGATCGTATGTATGGTGAGCTAGAGGCTCATTTCGATCAATTGACTAATGTAAATGAAGTGATGGAAAAAGCTGTTGAGTTGGCTTATGAGTTTGATGTCGATGATTACATTGGTCTTGACTATGTAAAAGAGTCAGCCGCAGAAATGTGGTCAGACTATTGCAAAAAAGTTGCATAAAAGTGAAAAAAGTGGTTTACAATTGATGAGAGATATGGTAAGATAGTCTTATCAAATGGAAGGAATTATATTATGGCACATGAAGTAGAAATCATCAACGGTCAAGCTCAACTGGCATACGCTGGCGATAAGCCTTGGCATGGTTTAGGTGTTGAAGTCCGTAACGACATGACACCGTTTCAAATGATGGAAAAAGCTGGCCTTGACTGGTCAGTAGATAAAGAAGAAGTATTTACTGCTTCTGGTACAAAAGTACCTGGTAAAAAAGCACTGGTTCGCCAGTCTGACGGTTCTATCTTAGACATGGTTGGTGACGACTGGAACCCTGTTCAAAACGAAGAAGCATTCCAGTTTTTCTCAGATTTTGTAATGGCTGGTGATATGGAAATGAATGTTGCAGGTTCTTTGAAAGAAGGCCGTAACGTTTTCGCTCTAGCAAAAGTCAAAGAGTCTTTTTCTATCCTTGGTGAAGATCAGGTTGACTCCTACCTGCTTTTCAGCAACCCTCATCAGTATGGTAAAGCAATTGACATCCGCTTTACACCCATCCGTGTTGTATGCAGCAACACTTTGACTTTCTCTCTTAACTCAGCATCCAAAAACTTTGTAAAGATCGGTCACCGTTCTACATTCGATGCAGATATCGTAAAAGAACAAATGGGTCTTGCTTCTGAAAAGTTTGCGAAGTACAAAGAAATGGCTGAGTTCCTATCCACTAAGCGTTTCAAAGTTGAAGATCTTCTTCAGTACTACAATGAAGTATTTCCTCACCGCGAACAGCGTGTTATTGCAACTGCTGAAGATCTATCTCGTCCTGCACGTCAAGCCTTTGAGGTTTTGGAAACACAGCCTGGTGCAGAATTTGGTGAAGGTACTTGGTGGCAGGCATTTAACTCAGTCACTTACATGACAGACCACATTCAAGGTCGCTCTGCTGAAACACGTCTTCAGTCTCAGTGGTTCGGTGGTAACCAAGCACGTAAGATCCGTGCAGCAGAAAAAGCAGTAGAATTTGCAGCGGCCGCTTAGGCCACTGCTATTATAAATAGCGATATCATGTGGAGGCTGCAGCATGAAGTTAATAGATGATAAAGACAATCCTGGGCTTGTTGGTGTTATTGAGTCTAAGGATGATATTGATGATTGTAGGAAAATGGTAAACAATTTAAACCAGGACTTGGTTGACTCTGGTTTTGAACAATATAGGTTTGAGTTTATCCGACGAGGTAACATGGCTTATATCGAACGAGTTTAAAGGGGCTTCACGGCCCCTTTTTTATTTCTGTTATAAATAGTATAAATTTTTACTACATGGGGCCATTATGAAATCTTTTAAAAATTTTCTCAAGGAAGAACCGGAGTTACTACTTATGAGTGCAGCATCAGATAGATTTGAAAACGATGTAGCAAACTCATTAGTTGAAATGGGATTGGATGCTTCAAGACCAAAGGTTGACTCAACTTATTCAGACGTACTTGTTAAACATAAAGGTAAGAAGGTTTGGATCGAAGTAAAGATGAATCATACCGACAACCTTGGCAACACAAGAGCTTCCTTTGATGGTAAGAACTGGACATCTGCTCCTGAGAAAAAAGGACCACTTAAAGGCAAGATGGGCCCTTTAAAAGTTTATATTGCAGACATGTTAAAAAAGCATGCTAGTAAGTTTGTAAAAGACATCCAGAATGCTACTGGTAAAACAAAAATTAATACGAATAAAGGCCCACAGCAAAAAGATCCTGACACAGTTAATCATGAAGAAATGAAAGAGTTTATGAAGACTCAACGTGATCAGTACATTGTAACAGTTCCCAATCAAGATCTAGGCTCTGTTGTAGTTGACCATTATTCAAAAGGTGGTAAGACTGAAGCAGCTTATTATTTACAAGCCAAAGATGATTTTTACTTGCTAGGTAAAGAAAACCCGCTTGGAGTTCCAACGGGTGCCAATGGAGTACCTATGTTTGAAGGTAAAGGTGATTTTAGAATGCGGGTTGGTATTCGTTCTAGCATGTATGAAATCCAGCCAGAAGTAAAAGTTAAAAACATGGGCCGTAGCGAATATTCAATTGCTCCTGGTACTAAAAAGAAAAATCCATTCGAGCATTTAAAGAAATAGCATGGCACAGTATAGCGTAAGTAGAGGCAAACATTATAACTTAAATATGAATAGAGATATTCATGAAGTTGTTATGATTGCAGATGAAGATGGAAACATTATTAATACGTTTGGCGCAGCTTCCAACGTAATTATTTCAGCTGGAGATCTTGCTGGATATGCTGGTGTACACAAATACGGTGCCGTTTTGGGTACAGCTGGTTCAGGTTGGTCTACCGTATGGACAGCAGCAGATAATTCAGCTAATCAGCTTTATCCGTGGAACCTTTCAGCAAATACAATTACTGTTGTGTCATCATCAGGTTCTGACACTGGTGAAGTAACAATACAAGGTTTGGATAATAATTATGATTTTGCTGAAGAAACACTCACGTTAAACGGAACAACTCCGGTTGCCGGTATTGTTACATTTTCACGGGTAAATCGTGCGTTTATGAATGATGATACTAATGTTGGCAAAATACAAGTGAAAAATGGTACTACAGTCGTAACAGAAATTTCTACTGGATATGGTCAAACTTTACAATGCATATACACTATCCCTGCTGGTAAAACCGGCTATTTGATGAACATCCACGCTTCTGCTTCTAAAAACCAGGAAACAATTTTATCATTGTTTGCAAAGCCTTTCGGTGGAGCGTTTAGATCACAAATGATAATGGCACTATATCAAAACAATCAGCAGTTAGATTTTCCAGTGCCCCTGAAATTTACAGAAAAAACTGACCTAGATCTAAGAGTAAATGGTGCATCTAACGCAACTATCGGCGCTGACTTTTCGATTATATTAGTAGATAATTAATGGTTTACATTTAAAAAGATATAAGATATAATACCACTATGGAAAAATTTAGCACATATATATCAGAACAAAAGAACACTCATATGACTCATATCGAAGATAAAGTCATCTATGGTGGTGTAAATGGAACACGTCAGGCTATCATGGCCTTGCGAGAATTAAGAGATATGTTAAAGGGAGAACATGGTGGTTCTGTATCTGTTAAATGGGATGGCGCTCCTGCTATTTTTGCAGGCATTGATCCTAATGACGGACGTTTCTTTGTTGCCAAAAAAGGCATTTTTAACAAGAATCCCAAAGTCTATAAGACTGCTGCTGACGTTGACGCTGATACAAGTGGTGATCTTGCTGACAAGCTCAAAGTTGCTTTGCGAGAGCTACCTGCCTTGGGTATCAAAGGTGTCGTGCAAGGTGACTTCTTATATGGGCCTGGAGATTTAAGTAAAGAAAAAATAAAAGGTGAAGACTATATTACCTTCCATCCTAACACTATCGTTTATGCTGTGCCAGCAAAGTCGGATGCAGCTAAGGATATTAAGTCAGCAAAAATTGGAATTGTTTGGCATACAACCTATAAAGGTGACTCCTTCGAGTCTATGCGAGCTTCGTATGGAGTTGATGTAAGTAAGTTTAAAAAATCTAAAAACGTTTGGTCACAGGACGCAATGCTTCGTGATTTGACAAAAGCAACCATGTCAAAAAAAGAAACTGATGAGGTGAATAAATTATTAAGTGAAGCTGGCAAGTTATTTAATCAAATAGCTGGTAGTACACTCCGTCAATTGGAGAACAACCCTGAGCTAACAAAAATGATTGAAACCTTCTATAATAAATATGTTAGGAAAGGTGAAGTAGTTACTGACACCCGCAAGCATACTGACATGTTGATCCGTTGGATCCGTTTGAAGTTTGGTAAAGAAATTGCCAAACGTAAAACTGAAAAAGGTAAAACCGCTCAGCGCGATAAGCTTAATGCTTTGTTGGATTTCTTTGATGAAAAGAATAAAGCAAACTTGATCAAAGTGTTTGAATTGCAAAAGGTGATCGTGTTAGCAAAATTAAAACTTATAAATACTCTTAATAAGCTAAATGATATTAGTACTTTCGTTAAAACACGCAAAGGTTACAAAGTAACCGGAGCTGAAGGTTATGTGGCAATTGATAAACTTGGTGGTGATGCAGTGAAAATTGTTGATCGTATGGAGTTCTCATACAACAACTTTTCACCCGATATATTAAAGGGATGGGACAAACCGGGAAGAAAATAAATGTACGGATTTAAAGAACTAATGGTACTGCCTGTTGAAGCAGGCGAAGACGAACTGATTAAGTATCGTCGTATGAAACACAGAAAAACAGATACTACATCTGAATCCACAGATTGGGTATGCGGTGAATGTAATTGTGAACCATGTACTTGTGGAAATGATATTGACGAAGCACTAACAATGGCGCAACGTCGTAAAAGATCTTTATCTGCGCGAAAATACCAAGCTAAACTCAAACTCGGTCGTAAACGTGCAGCAATGAAAATTGCTGATAAAGGACGTTTAATGAAACGTGCTCGTAAAGCTGCACGTAAAGTTCTCATCAAAAAACTTATGAAAGTTGATGATAAAGGGAAGCAAACAGCAGCAAGAAAGCAAGAGATCGAGAAGCGTCTTGACAAAATGGGTCCAGCAATTGACCGTATTGCCAAGAAACTACTTCCTCAAGTACGTAAAGCAGAGTTAGCAAAAAAGCGCGGAAAATGATTAACAGATTCAGTCAGTTTTTAGTTGAAGAAGAAAGAGTAGTTTATTTTACCTTTGGTAGAATGAACCCTCCAACAATTGGTCATGGGAAATTACTAGATGTACTGGCTAGAAAAGCTGGTAGAAATCCGTATAAAGTATTTCTATCTCAAACACAAGACCAAGCAAAAAATCCCCTATCACATTCAGATAAAGTAAAACATGCTAGGAAAATGTTCCCTAAGCATGCCCGCAGTATTATGCCAAACAAAAACGTAAAGAACGTTATGGATATTGCGGTTGAATTGCATAAGCAAGGTTTCAAAAAGATTGTGATGGTTGTAGGTTCAGATCGGATCCGTGAGTTCGATGTACTATTGAGTAAGTATAATGGTAAAGAAGCCCGTCATGGTTTCTATAACTTTGAGTCAATTAACATTATTTCAGCTGGTGAAAGAGATCCTGATGCTGAAGGCGTAGAAGGTATGTCAGCTTCTAAGCAAAGATCCAATGCAAAAGAAAATGATTTTGTATCGTTTTCCCAAGGTCTTCCAAAATCTATGTCAAATAAAGACGCAAAAGCTTTGTTCAATGCTGTCCGTAAGGGGATGGGTCTGAAAGAACAAAAAGAGTTTAAGAACCATGTACAACTAGAACCAGTGTCAGAACTGCGGGAAGCGTATGTTAATAATCGTCTATTTGAAGTAGGTGAAGAAGTTGTTATGGCTAACAATGGAATTATCGGTAATATCAAACATCTAGGTTCTAACTATGTAATCGTAGAATCAAAAGGTGAAACTTGGAGATGTTGGTTAGACGGTGTCGCTAAAGTAGGTAATGAAAGTAATATTGAATATGAAGATGCTCCATATACGGATCCAGGTGAAGATGGTGTTCTTAGAGAAGCATTTACAAAAACACAACAACATAAGTTAGATCCAAACTTAAAGCTAAAACACCAGGTAAAACACGCCACTAAACAATATGTAGATATGGACGTTGACGGAGATGTTGATAAAGCCGATAAAATGAAACAGGCAAAAGATTTTGGAGATGTAGCTGGTGTACCTAATTTAACTAAGTATTTAAAAAAACGTCAAGACATTGAAAAGAAACACACTAAAAAGGGTGTTGCATTTGAAAGTGTTGAACTAGACGAAGCAACAAGAGTGCGGTGGAAAAGAGGTAAATATCCTGGTGAAATCGAAGCTACAATTGGTGGTAAGAAATATAAAATTGAAAAAGCACTAGACCATAATGATCGCCATAAAGGTGAATGGAAAGTTATGGTTTGGGACAGAGGTGATTGGGAGTGGGAAACTACTGAGTACGGTAAAGCTAATGCTAAAGCATGGATTATGAATAAGCATGGCATAAAAGAATCTGTTGAACCACATCCTGAAGTCGTTAAAGCTTATAAAAAGACTTTGGATGCAGAAGATCAGGCTGCTGATTATAATCATAGAGGCAATAAAGCAAGAGTGACAAGAGCAGCTAATCACCTAAGTAAAAAGATTGCTCAGCATCATCCTGGCCTTGACTCTAAAGGTAAGATTGCTATCCGTACTAAATTACAAAATATGAAAGAAGCTAATCAACCTGAATGGGGAACACCTGAGTCTACAGCCAAAGCTAAGAAAATGACACCTGGTCAGAACGAAGGTCTATGGGATAACATCAGAGCACGTCGTGCTGCTGGAAAACCAAAGCTAAAACCGGGTGACAAAAACTATCCAAAAACTTTAAAGATCGAAGACGAACGTAAAAAGGATTCACCGCAGGATCCTGATATTAAAGATCGTCCAGGTACACAGCCCAAGGCTTACCATGCTGGTTTGTCAAAGGCTCAAAAAATTGCCAGAGACCGCCAGTTTAAAAAACAATCTAAAATGTCTGATGATAATCCAAAGGCGTATAAACCTGCTGCTGGCGATAAGACTACAAAAACAAAACCATCTAAGCATACACTAAAGTATAAACAAATGTTTGGTGAAGATAATGTTGATGTCGCTAAAAAACGTATTGAACGTGAAAAGCAAATGGACAAACGCAAACATGATCGTATGATGGACCGTGCTCGTATGAGAGACGTTAAAAAAGTTAATAAGGAAACCAAATGAAAAGTTTCAGGCAATTCAATGAAAACACAGAAGCATTAAAGAAAAAAGCAGAAAAGTCTGGGATGCCACTTGGTGTTTTACGTAAAGTGTATAATCGTGGGGTTGCTGCTTGGAGAACTGGTCATCGTCCAGGTACTACACCTGAACAATGGGGACTAGCCAGAGTAAATTCATTTGTTACGAAATCATCAGGAACATGGGGCAAGGCAGACAAAGATCTGGCGGCGAAAGTAAGAGGCTAAAATGGAAGTTAAATCAGCAGATAAAAAACCAGAAAAATATATAGGATCAGATGGAAAGCCAAGAGTCCGTATGGTTCCTGTAGATAAACAGGTGATTAAAAAAGAATCAGCAGTAGATGAAGTTTCTTTGTCTACGATTAAAAAAGCTGTAACGAGTAGCGGCCTTAAAAATGTAAAAAAAGCACAGCCTACAAATAAGTTAAAGAAAGACTTAGAGGCAATGAAGCTGAGGTTAGCCACAGAAGGCACTTTGTCTGAGGCAACTGATATGAACAAACTAAAGCAACTAGCTGCTGCTGGTCTAGTACAAAAAACTGATGTCCAAAAGTTGCTTAGAGTTTTTGCTAAAATGGAAAGTGGAAAGACAATAACTCCTGCTGAAAGAGAAATGTTGCTGAGTGTTCTTTCTGATCTAACATCGCTAATTACCGGAGATATGTCAATGCTACAGAAGGCAAAGAAAGCTGTAAAAGAAGAAGCTAAACTTGATGAAGGTATTCTAAAACCATATCATGCGGCCGCTAAACAACCTTGGTCGAAAACTGTAAAAGATTCTAAAGGCACAGCCGGCGAATATAAGCAAATCGGAAAAGGTAAAGACTTTACAGTTCATACTGCATATAGAGGATCAAATAAATCACAGCCACACTACGTAGTTAGAGATGATAAGATTATTGGATCAGGTATGACATTTAATTCTGCCCTTAAAGATGCAAAACTAAAAGATAAAGATGTAACACATCGTTCCAAATTTGCTGCTGGTTCTATCTTAAATAAAGGTATGAAAGAAGAAGTTGAACTTGAAGAAGTAAAAAGGGGTCGCTCAACAATGAGAAGACTTAAGGATATTAGAAAAGATGCGGAAAACTTTAAGCTAAAAAGAACAAAGAAAGAAGAAGCATATCGCAAGCCAACTCAAGCAGAAATTGATGCTGACAAGAAAAAAGAAAATGCTGGTAAAAAGCGTCCAAGCATGGATTATAAATCAGTAAAGAAATCTGTATATAAGAATATGATGGGTGGTTTAAAAAAAGAAGATTACAAATCTGAATACGCACATCATACTCAAGGTTTAAAAGATGCTAAAGCAGATATGAAAGCTGCTAAAACAAATTCTGATATGGTTAAAGCAATGAATAAAAAAGCACACCATTCAAAAGCTCTTTCAAAAATGAACCGTATGGAATCAGTAAAAACAGTTGATGAAGTACTAGATACTCCAAAGGCAATGCAAAGCTATAGAGACAAGAATAAGGCCAGTAAAGAAAAAGCTGCTAGTTCTGCTGTCGCTAAAGTTATGAGAAGCAAAGATAAAGATAATAGAGAGCATCCAGCAGCTGAACTAAAAACAATGGCAAAACGTCGTAGTGGTGAAAAAATGGTTGATAGGCTTGCTGGAAGAAAAACTTTAAAATTGCTGCGCAAAGGTAAATAAGATGAAATCGTTTGAGCAATTTAGAGAAGCAAAAGATCCAGGTGAATATGATCAAGAAGGTGGAATGGCTAAAACCCAATTGCGGGGTGTTGTCCGTGACGCAGAGCATATGATTAAAATGTTTAAAGACGATGATAATTTACCTGAGTGGGTACAAAATAAAATTACAAAGGCTGCAGATTATCTTAATTCTGCCCACCGCTATATGATGGATAACGGAAATGATTAAGTTCAAGCAATTTGTAGCAGAGAAAAAATCAGAATCATGGGAAGCTGGTTATAAACGTAGAGTTGTGAAAACTACTAAGCCTGAGCATAAAGCAAAAGGTCATAACTGGCGGATTAAAGGGAAAGAGCGTCCTGAGATTTCTATTAAATT